TTGAAGGAGATCGAACGCCTGACCGCCGAGCGCGACGAGGCGCGGCGTCTTGTGTGCGCTCAGTCGTATGACGATCCGCGAGGCGTGGCTAGGCAACTCGGCTGGGATTGCTTCAAGGAGCCTGCCAATGCCCCGTGACTACAAGCGCGAGTACGCGAAGTTCCAGTCATCGACCGCGTCGAAGAAGGACCGCGCGTCGAGGAACCGTGTCCGCCGCGAGGCCGAGCGCAATGGCCGCGTCCGCAAGGGCGACGGCAATGACATCGACCATGTGAACGGAAATCCGCGCGACAACCGAAGGTCGAACCTGCGCGTGGTCCACAAGTCCGTCAACCGGAGCAAGAAGTGATGCCGTTCAAGTCGAAGGCCCAGCAGAAGTACATGTTCTCCACCATGCCGAAGACGGCGAAGCGGTGGGCGAAGGAGACTCCAAACATGAAGTCGCTGCCCAAGAAGGCCGCGAAGAAGGGACGGCGGTGATGCCGCGAGTCGTTTCGAGCCAGAAGCAGCGCGTGTTCCACGGGAAACAGTCCGCCAAGAAGAAGCCAGCACCGAAGCCTCGGAAGAAGGGCTGATCCATGCTCGACATGTCGTTCGATTCGATTCGTCGCGAGGTCGAGAGCGCGGAGCGCTTCCGCGATGTGCATCTCTCGTCGCTGCGCACGATGGTCGAGAAGTACCACGGACCGTCGTTCCGGGAGGACCGCAACGATGCGTACATCGACGACCCGGAGAACTTCGGCCACGAGTATGTGTCGCTGGTGCTTCCGCGAATCATCCACGACACGCCGAAGTTCCGGATCAGGCTCGCAGACCCGATGCTCGACCTGATGATCGGCAAGCGGCTCCAGATCGCGGTCAACCGATGGTCGCGCATCACCAAGTTGCGCCGGACCCTTGAGCGCATCGCGGTGGACATGATGTTCGCGTACGGCGTTGCGATCACGGCGAGCGAGCCACGGCCAGAGTCGCGCCGCATCGACGGCAAGGAGCCGTACCTTCCGCGCGTGTACAGGCTGTCGCCCGAGCGGTTCTTCATGGACCCGGCCGCGAGCAACATCGAGGACTCCCGGTACATGGGCCATTGCTACGCGATCGACAAGGAAGACCTCCTCGCGAAGGCCGAGTTGGACGACACTTGGGACCGCGAGGCCATCGAGTCGATCCCGTCCGGCACCGACCTCAACGAGGTCCGCGACGACAACGGCCGCGACATCGAGGAGCGCAAGGAGTTCGCCGTCTACGAGGTTTGGGTGCCGGAGGCGGATCAGTCGGCAGCCGAGATGTTCGACGAACTGGCCGGACCCGGCCTCGTGAACGGCACGATCTTCACCTTCGTGAAGGGTCGCTCCAAGTCCAGCAAGTACGACGGGTACATCCGGCGACCGATCCCGTACTTCGGACCTCGAAGCGGCCCGTACACCGTCTTCGGCGTGTACACGGTCCCGGACGACCCGTACCCGCTGTCCCCGCTGATGGCGATCCAGTCCCAGATCGACGACCTCAACTCGCACCTGACGAGCGTCCGGTCGAGCGCGGCCGCGTACAAGCGCCTCGTCATGGTGGACGCGCGCAACGCGAAACTAGCGCAGGACATCAAGGACAAGCCGCACGACTACATCGTCCTTTCGGAGAGCCTCGACAAGGACCGTGTCGTCAACCTTGAGGTCGGCGGAATCACCCAGCAGCAGGTGCAGTACTCGCAGATCGCGCAGGACCGCCTCGATCGCGTCTCGGGCATCCACGACGCCATGCGCGGCAACATCAGCGGCGCTGCCACGGCCACCGAGGTCGCTGTCGCCGAGTCCAGCGCGACCATGCGCATGGCACACCTGAAGCGCCAGTTCCAAGAGTCGGTCGATGACCTCGCGCGCTCGGTCTGCTGGTACATGTGGCACGACGATCGCATCGTCCTGCCCCTTGGCCGGGAAGGCGTCGAGATGCTTCTTGAGTCAAATCCACTCTTCGTCGGAGGCGTCCGCGCATCCGGCTGGGAGGATCTCGAAGTCGGCGTCGATGCGTACTCAATGGAGCGTGTCTCCGAGGCGCTCCTCCAGAAGCGCGCGATGGAGATGCTCCAGATCACCACAAGTGTGGCTCAGGGCATGATGGCGATGCCGTTCATCAAGTGGCGAGAGATCCTCTCCGTCGTTGGTGACGCGCTGAACATCCCGCACCTTGCCGACATGATCGACATGGGCGCCATCCAGCAGGCCGCTGCTGCCCAGTCGCAGGGCGGCGGCATGGGCGGACTCCCGCAGCAGGGCGGCCGTCCTCCGAACGCGATGGGCGAACCCAACCCGATTCCGGCATCGAGCCTCGCCGGACTCCAGACCGCAGCCAACAGGGCCATGTGATGATCTACGAGTTCCTCGACAAAGACGGAAATGTGGTTGAAATCTCCATGTCGATGCGCGAAGCGCCAGCCATCGGCAGTATTATCGATCACGACGGCAAGCAACTGATCCGCATCGCATCGTCGATGCAGGTCGATCCGGCGACGAACAGGTCGCAGTATCCCTATGTGAGCAACGCACTTCCGCGTCGGCTGCCGGGATGCTCGACCACACGCGACGGGAAGCCTGTCGTCATGTCGAAGCGCCATGAACGGAACATCATGGCGCAGCATGGATTCGAGAAGGACTGAAATGCCAGAACCCGAGATCAATCCATCTGCCCCGACCAGCGAGGTTGTGAACGCAACTCCCGTTCAGGAAGCCGTTTCTGCGGTTCTGCCGCCGGAAATGGACAACTCCGCGAACGAGGACGCGGTTCTCGACAGGCTTCTTGGGGAAGACAAGGCTGCTCCACAGCAGCCAGTTCGGACGCAGGCTCCCGCTGCTCCAGATCCCGACTTCGATCGGGCGCTGAAGGCATTGCAGCGTGACGGCGTCCCGGCCGACATCATCGAGTCGATCAAGTCAGACCCTTCCAAGGTGAAGGAGTGGGGCTTGAAGGCGGCGAAGCGTCAGGCCGATGTGGATTCGTTCGGTTCCAAGAAGGCCAACGCGGAAGCGAAGGCCACCGAGGCACCGAACTCGTCTCCGAAGGCGTCTGCCAACACGGAGGATGGCGAATCCGATGCGGATCCGCTGTCCGAGTTCGGCGAGATCTTCGGCGACGACGCGGTGAAGCCGATTCGCTCGCTTGCGGACCGATTGCGCGCAGAGTTCGACGAGAAGACGCGCGACATCGAGACGCGGCACAAGAGCGAGATGGCCTATACGCGGATCGCGGCTGAATACGGGCAGCGCGCACCGTCGTTCGACGATGTCGTTGCCGAGGCAGCCGCTATCGGCCGGGAGAATCCCGGATCATTCGACTCCGTGGAGAGCATCTTCCGCGAGGCTTTCCGCCGCCATGCAGGCGAAACGAAGAAGGCAGATCCGCGCAACATCGCGCGGCCGACGATCGGCAAGCAGCCGATGCGTCCGGTCCGCGAGATCGACCGCGAGGACGCCGTACTCGACATCCTGCTGTCCGGCGGAACCCGTCAGGATGCGTTCCGCATCGCAACCCGATGAATAGGAGGGCATCATGCCTTCGATCCAGACTTTCAACGACTTCATGACCGCGACTGGTCCTGCCTACCTCACTTCGGCGGATCAGGTCATCAACGAAGCAGTCAAGAACACCTACGCGTTTTCCCGGCTCCTCAAGGGCAAGACCAGCGAGCAGACCATTCAGGGTGGCACCGAGATCCGCGATGTCATCATGTTCGATGACTCGCGCACCTACGACCACTACCAGCCCAACGACACCTTCGTCTGGCGCAACCCGCAGGTGACGGACTACATCCGCTGCCCGTGGCGCTTCCACATCGACCACATGTCGTGGACCGATGCCGAGGTCGAACTCAACAGCGGCGAGACGGCCGCCTCGACCAAGGTCGCCTACAAGCGACTGAAGCGCATCAAGGAGCAGCGCATGTGGACCTCGATGCTCAACGGCTTCGAGGAAGACCTGTGGGCTGTCCCCAGCGTCTCCGGCATGGAGGACGAGAGCGGCAAGTTGCCGTACTCCCTTCCTTACTTCATCACCGAGGTCGCCAAGGGGTTCTCGAACTCCCTCGGCCGTCGCGGCATGGCTCCGTACACCAGCGCGAGCAACACCGCTTCGACCATCATGCGCATCTCTCCGTTCACGGAGAACCGCTGGACGAACCTCGTCGAGTTGTACGACTGCCAGCCGAACGCGCTCAATCCGACCAATGCCCAATGGGGCGCGGTCACCGAGCGCAGCCTCAGCACCAACACGGTCTACTCGCAGGACGGCGCCACCACCGCGAATGTCGGCAACCTGTTCAACGCGATGGATGTCATGTTCATGCGCCTGAAGTACGAGGCGCCATCGACCCGTCAGCAGTACTTCGAGAACGACACGCTCAACCGCCAGATGATCCTGACCTCGCGTCAGGGCGTCCAGAACTACCGGAATGCGCTCCGTCTCTCGAACGACACGCTTGTGTCGTATCAGGATGCCTCGTACAGCAGCCCGTCGTACGCGGGTGTCGATGTCACCTACTGCTCCGATCTCGATTCTGCCGCAATCTACCCGGCGCATTCCACGACGGTCACGCAGGATCTCTCTGGTTACAACGGACGCGCGGTCGCTGACGGCGCATTCGGGTACTTCGGAACGGAAAGCGGCGCCAACACCATCGTGAAGGCTCCCCGCTACTACTTCGTGAACGGAAACTACCTGACGCCGATCTTCCATGCTCGCCGCTACTTCAAGCAGCATGAGGTTCTCCGTCACCCGAACCAGCCGTTCACCTATGTGCAGCCCGTGGACTGCTGGTCGAACCTGTTCTGCAACAGCCGCCAGCGTCACGGCGTCGTGGCTCCCATCAACTGCTCGTGATCCCAAAGGAGGGACAACCACATGATTCCCGGTCTTCTCAAGTCAACTGGAAATCTCGCGGCAATCGAACCCGCGACGATCATCGTCACCCCGATCGCGGCTGTTGCCGTCGCCGTTGGCGACATCGTGCAGTTCGATCTTACCTCTTCCAACTCGACCTACACGCTGTCATCCGCTCTGGAGGACTACGACAACAAGAAGTGTCCCTTCAATGTCGTCATCCTCGGAACGGCAGTCAGCAACGGCAAGGAGTGCGGAATCTGGGGCGTCGTCACCGAGGGTGCTGCTGCTGGCGCCCGGTGCAAGGTCTGCGTCCACGGCGTGGTTTCGGCTTATGTCGAAGGAACGACCGATGTCGCGGCTGGTGATGGTCTCATCCCCGGAGCGAGTGCCGATCTCGTCAAGGCTTCGAGCGGTGCAAATCCGGTCGTCGCCGTGGCACTCGCGGCGCAGGCGGCAGACAGCGCGGTGCTGATCAAGGTGCTGTTCAACGGCTATCAGTTCGGCTCGTCGGCTGCGTGATGAACGCGACAACTTCTACCGGGTGGCCGTGGGGAACCACGGCCACCCGCTTGCATGGCACTCAAATACGGGACGCTCAAGCAGCACATCCTCCTCGCGCTCGGCGGCCAACCGTCGATCGTGAGCGGTGTCTCGCAGGAACAGCGAGTCGCCGAGGTCGTCAATCAGGCTGGGCAGTACCTCTTCTCCCGTCAATGGCGCTTCCGCGAGCGGACCGCTCGCCCCGTGCAGTTGACGGCGAATCAGGACTGGGCGCCGCTGCCTGACAATGCGGAGGAGATCGTCAGCCTCGTCGCGAAGGCCGGACTCGGCTGGCGCATCGAGATGACGACCCCGGATCAGATCGAACTGCTGCGGGCGAGCATGGCCCCGGCACTCAGCGACGGCGTGTATTACGCCGCGCTCTCCCGGCCTTGGATGGTCGGATCGACGACGACGCCGCTGACGCCGGGGACAGGACTCCCGGCGACACGGCTCGAACTCTACCCGACGCCGCGCGCGACCACTTCGGACGCGATCATCATCCGGTACCGCGCCGGATGGGATCCGGTGTCTGGCGAGTCCGGCTCGATCACTTCGAGCGACTACCTCATCGCGATCCCGCCATACTGCGAGGCTCTCCTGATCGCGTACTGCCGCGCATTCGCGATGGCGTACGAGGACGAGGGTCTTGCGGCGCGGCTCGTCGAGATCGACAATGGACCAATCTGGAACGCCGCTGCAATCAAGGACGGCTTGCAGCAGCGCGACCTCGGACGACTGCCGTCACAGCGCAGCGGGTCTTTCGTGGACAACCCGACGCGCTACCGCCGAGAGTTCACGCTTCCCCCGTCGCCATGACCATCGAGAACCTGCTCGCCGTCGCTGTTCCGCTCACCGTAATGCTCGGCCCGCTGTTCGCCGTGCTGTTCGGGATCTCGAACAGGCTGTCGAAGATCGAGCAGCGCCTTGAGGGCGATGGCAAACGCACAGACGAGATCCTGCACAAGCACGACCGTCACATCCACGAGATCCGCAACTCGCTCCACAACATCAGCCTTCAGTTGGCCGTGCTGGAGCGAAACAACAAGGAGCAGAAGCATGACTGAGTTCACCCCGTCGTGGCGCACCACCGTTGCCGGAATCGGCGCCATCCTCGTCGCTGTCGGCGGCGCTCTGTCGGCGACCTTCGACAACGATCCGCTGACCGTCGCCGACTGGACTGCCGTGGTCGCATCCGTGATCGCCGGGTTTGGTCTGCTCGCCGCCCGCGACAACAAGGTGTCGAGCGAGAAGGCCGGAGCGAAGTGAACGACGGATACGACGACTGGTACCCGGAGGCATCATGCTCGAACGGATCGTCGCCCAGATTGCTCTCGCGCTGTTCTCGTGGCTTGAGAATCGCATCGAGCGTGGTTCCGTGGCGGTCGATCCTGATGGCGACGATGGGCGGCTTTCTCGCGCTGGTTCTCGGGTGCGCGAGTGGCTGCGGTCGCGCGGTGCTGATCCGCGAGACCGACCCGGTTCGGGCGGGTCCGTCGTTCAGGGGCCGGGTGTACACGCTGATCGAGAACGAGTGGCGTCTGACGCCGAACGAGGTTGAGATCCCGGAGGGGTGGTACATGGTTCCACCCTCCTTTGTCGAAGGGCCGCACGAATGACCGCGAAGATCCAGATCCGTCGAGACACGAGTGCAAACTGGGCAACAGCCCCGGTAGCCACGCTTGCCGAAGGCGAGATCGGCATCGACACGACCTTGAACCAGATCAAGATCGGAGATGGATCGACGATCTGGACCAGCCTTCGGT